TGCTAACAGCAGAAGTTGGTGTTAGAAAAGGATTAGGTTCAAAATTAATTATGAACTATATCCGACCAAATTACTCAGGATTACATTTTCATGTGGGCATAGATCCATATGGTGACTTGGTTTATCATCATTATGATAAAAGTAAAAAACCAGAAAAGGGTGACTATGATGAAAATATGTTAATGGAATTTAAAAAAGATTTTGCAGAGGAACCAAGATTTCAATTGTATCAACTTACTGATTTTTCATTTATGGAAAAATATTATTATGGTTGTGAGTTTTATTATGACAACAAACATTATGTTCTTAATGATTATGCACTGGTCCACATTGATGGTCCACACAAAACTACAGATGTAATACGAGAAGCTGTGTTTTTTGCAGAGAGATCTGCACCGGGAGCCGTATTTATTTTTGACGATTGGAAAAGGTTTGATGCACCAGTTGTCAGAAGTGTGATGCAATCTTATGGATTTAAGTTTGTATCAAATGGACAATTTAAAATGGTAATGGAGAAAAATGGCTGAGTGGAAAGAAATAACAAAAGATGAATTTGATGCTCCTGCCGATTCCCCTATTCATAAAGTAAGAGAGCTTGAACAGCAGATAAAAGAGCTTAAGGCAGAGATTGAGCTATTAAAAAAGAACCAATCTATTGAAAAAGAACAGTTTCAAGCAGATCTTTTAATAAAGGACCAAGAAATTGGTAGACTTATGAATAAAATTAAGTAAATATCAAACTGTTTTTTTCATAGTTTTTTGGAAAAAGCTCCTTTCGGCTTGGGGTAGTTTTATATCAATTTTCTACCCCTTGCCAAATTGTTAGTTATAATGTAAATACAAAGTGGAGCACCGGTTCCACCACACCACACCGGTGTTCCTCTCATGTTTTAGTTTTGATCCTTTTTTTCACGTGAAACTTGTATGTGTAAAACTTTTCTGTCCTTATATAGATACTTTGAAGTATGAGTACCTTTAAAACAACTTTACCCTCAATAGTACACAGAAACACAGAAAAAGAACTATTAAGTACTAATACCAACAGTTATTCTTTCATGGTACTACACAGAAAGTACACAGAATTTCATACTACTAAAGGGCTGGTGACCTAAACTTGATTATGATATATATTTAGTTTAGATAATCTATACAGGAGTCAAAAAGTGAGCAGAGCTGGTTTAACAATACCCAATAACAAAAAAACGCATTTGCATCTAACACCTAAGCAAAGAACTTTTGCTGAAGTTTATGTTGCAAACTATCCAAACATCACAAAAAAAGAAGCTGCAAAGCAAGCTGGTTACTCTGGACCAACTTGTGAAAAGTGGGGATCTTTGTTAACTAATCCAGAAAAATATCCTCATGTCGTATCTTTTATCGAAGAGATGAGAGAAAAGGGTGTTGCTCATTTTAAAGATTTTTTAAGACACCTTAAAAGATTAGATAGTTTATCTAAAAAAGCAGAGGACAAAGGTCAAATGGCGGCTGCAATTAATTCTGAATTTAGACTTGGCCAGGCAGCAGGTTTTTATATTGATAGAAAAGAAATTAAAACACAAAATTTATCAGCAATGAATAAAGAAGATTTAATTAAATCAATAAAGGAACTTGGGGATGAGCTTGGAGAAACAAAAGTTATCGAGATTTCAGCAGAAGCTGAAGTCGTTGAAGACGAAGGCGCAGCAGACAAATAGGTTTAGCGATTTTCTAGCTGTACTTAATTTTATAAATAATCATTCGTACATCAGTACGCATATTGGAGAAGTTACAGTTGAGACAGAAAAAAATTAAAATTGGATATGATAGGGTTGATATTAAATTTATTGATTTTAAAGATAAGTCAATGATGGGTGAGTATGACTCTGCAACTAAAACAATAAAAATCAAAAAAAATTTAGAGCCAGTAGAAAAAGGAAACACTTTGTTTCATGAAATTATGCATGCTGCTTTAGATTTTTCCGGTATGTCAGGTGAAGGTGGTCCACTTGATAATGAAAAAAAAGAAGAGCTTACAGTAAATGTTTTGACAAATGCTTTCGTGCAAGTTATCAAAGATAATAAGTGGTTCTTACCTTATCTAGAACTGCTTATAAATGGAGATATGAATGGCAAAAGGACCAGAGGCAAAGTTATGGCAAGACGTAAAAAAGGGATTAAAAAACGTACATTTAACAAGAATAGAAAATAGAGTTGGTGTTGGTACACCTGATGTAAATGGGTGTGTTGATGGTAAAGATTTTTGGTTAGAACTTAAGGTAATTAAAGGAAACTGCTTACGGCTGTCTAAGTTTCAAAAAGCCTGGATTTACGAGAGACTTCGAGTTGGTGGAAATGTTTTTGTGTTGGCCCGACCCCTCAAGGGTTCGGTCTTAAAGGTTTTTGATTGTCGTAGCGTTGTCCGCGGTTCTGGAATCCCGTTTCCCGTTGTAGAACTCCATCCTCCATACGATTGGAATAAACTATTGACCATCCTACGCGGGCCCCGGCAGAGACGCTGGTGATCCCTGATTACTATATCCCGTAATCCCGTTCCCGTTGGTACACAACATGATGTGGTTTTTTAATATTAACCTGAAGAAGACTTCGCGGGCGCCGGCACTTCTTCTGGAGATGAGCTTTCTTGTACCATTACTACCATTATTACCATTTCTAGTTCCCGTTCCCGTTTGCTACACAATAAGTGGTTGGTCTTGGGTATATAATTAAAGCATCAGGAGCTGGGATGGCCAGGCAGCAGGTGCTGCAAAAAAAGTTCTTGACTTAAGGTAAGGGAGGTCCTATATGTATACACGGTAGCTCATTAATAAAATCATACATTCACATGTGTGGCTCCTGTTTCTTAGTGGGCTGCCTAAAACTGATCCCTAGACACTCTGGGAGCCCTGCAGGCATTAAACCAAATATTGCTTGAGTGTCTTGGGATCAGTTGTCGGGTAGCAATACCTATTGGCACAGCTTCACTGTAAGGGCAACTGATCCATGATCTATTGTGGGCGTTCTAGCTAGCGATTAGTCCAACGATAGATCTGGGATCAGAGATCAGATAGCTAGTGTGCGAGAGGACCCTAGCCTAGTTGGTGTTACCCTGACAACAAAGTGTGTATAGGGTTTGAAGCAATGTTTGTCGAAAGACAACCGGTTGCGCCATTCGCGGTTCACACCACCGACATGATCTTTGGTCTATAAAGAAGAAAGGAAAAAAATGAAACTATTCACAACAACAGAAGTAAATGATTATTTTAATAAAACTGCACAAACAAAAAGAGACAAAAATCAGTTAGCTTTATCTGAACTGGAGGCAATTGATTTTATAGTTCAATTATTAAATAGCGAACACGATGTGAAGAGCGATGTTGCAAATTTAAAAAAATTAATTAGGAAATAACAAGAAAGATCCCGTTATCCCGTTTTATGCTACAAGCATTTTTATTATTTGGTTTATTAGGGTGCCTCTGCAGTTCCCGGGCCCGCGGGATTTTAGTGTACGCACTAACCTGTCTTTTATTTTATTTTTTTCATTGACTTATCCTGATGGGAGATTATATTAAGAGATGAAAGGAGTCATATATGGATGACAAAAAACTAGAAGAACTTAAACAAAGGTTCATGCAAGAATTTCCTGTAGAAATGATTGCAACACAAGGTAAACCAGATCATCAATTTACTTTTCATAATCTAGATCACATGCATAGTTATTCTTGTTTTACTGCAAGACATTGTTTTGATCATTTTAGGAATACAGAAAAATCTGGGATACCAGCACTCTTCTTGATACCTTATTCAAAATCTTTGGTTACTAATCGTGGTAAACAATTGATAGAGATGGGTCGTAAAGGTGGAGTGTTAATCGAAGAAGGAAAAGAATATGATCGACAAGTTATTACTGTCGCTTGTAACTTTGGTGGTAATCTATCAAAGGACATGGCATGTAGTATCATTGGGGGTATGTTGCATGATTTTAGCGCAACATTCTATTCTTTTATATCTGAAGCTTGGATGGTGAAAGCTGGGAAAGATAGTATTCCTCTTGAGGAAACACCTATGCCTTCGGTACATCCAGATAAAAAAGAAATCTTGATGATTAATACTTGTAGCGAGGTTGCTCAAATCATGACGCATATTGATATCGTCGATAATAAGTTGGGCAAACCAGAACGACAAGACTCTGATTTAAAAGAAGGTCATGGTCGGTTCTCTAATCTATTTAGAGAAGTACGCGCCCAATCACGAGATCAATCCATAAATTAAACAAAATCCCGTTCCCGTTGTAATCGCAATCGGGGACGGATACCACAATATATAGTACCCAGAATCACCGGGGCGCCCGCGAAGTTCCCGTTCCAAAAGTCAAGCAAATTCAAGGTTTTTTGGTGTATTCTACCACTGGCTACTGGTCGGATGCCCAGGCACAAGGGTGTAGTTCCCGTTTTCTCGTAAAAAAGCCCAAGAAATGTGAGGTTTTTAAGAAAGAGCTGGATTCTCTGCCCAGCAGTCTTCTTCAGGAAGCTGATCTGGATCTAAATTTTTTTTGATTTATTTCATATCTTATCTTGACTTATGAAATCTTATCACTATATTATTATATGAAAGGAGAAAAAAACTATGTCAAATAATCAAATTATAGAATTGCAAAGTATGATAAGTACAGCAGATTCTAATAATGAGATTGTTGAGAAATTGAAAGACTACATTACTAAAAAAAGTAATGAGAAACGAGTAAATTGGCAGATGTTAGCTTGTTATTTAGATGGAAAAATCTTTGAGTTTATACAAGCTAATAAAGGTAATGAGATAGTCGACAAATTCGCAACTGAATTGGTTGAAGAACTTGGCGATCAATTTAATCTCACTCGACAATTATAATCAGAATTAGTAACAAGCTAATGGAACGAAGGCGTTGAAACATACGCCTTCGTTTTTTTTTGCAGGAAGAATGCTTACATTTCCCAAATATCCATAAGCCCAAATCGACACCCCCACCCCCCTTTTCTCCGTTGATGTAACTTATAAAAAGAGTTAAGATGCAAGAAATACAAATACATTTGGCAAAAAATACTTATGGATCTGCAGAATCTACCCCGAGAGAAATTAGAGAAAATAAAACAATTTTTAGACGCCAAAAAAATCCTTAAAGGTAGAACTGATTTTTTATATTTTGTAACTCAGGTTTGGCCTGACTTCATTTATCGTAAAGCTAAACATCGTACCCAGTGGGGACACCATCAATTAATTGCAGATAAGTTTAATCAAATAGCTAATGGCACACTTAAAAGATTAATTGTAAATATGCCTCCAAGACATACTAAGTCTGAGTTTGCATCGTATCTATTACCAGCTTGGATCATTGGTAAGAATCCAAAAGCAAAGATAATGCAAGTTTCACATAATGCAGAATTATCACAACGTTTCGGTCGGAAGGTGAGAAACCTTGTTGACTCTGAGGAATACAAACGAGTTTTTCAGAACTTAACTTTATCACAGGATTCCAAAGCTGCTGGCAGATGGGAGACAAATCAAGGAGGAGAATATTATGCTGCTGGTGTTGGTGGTTCCATCACAGGACGTGGTGCTGATGTACTTATAATTGATGACCCACATACAGAACAAACTGTTGGATCCAAAGAATCTTTAGAACGGACATTTGAATGGTATACGTCTGGCCCCCGTCAGCGTTTGCAGCCTGGAGGTGCTATTGTGCTTGTCATGACTCGTTGGGCACAGAATGATCTTACAGGAAAACTGATACGCGAACAGCGGAACCCGGGAGCTGATCAATGGGAGGTAATCGAATTCCCAGCTATCCTACCGAATGATGAACCTGTCTGGCCTGAGTATTGGACTAAGGAGTCCCTGCTTGGAACAAAAGCGTCTATACCAATATCAAAATGGAATGCGCAGTACATGCAGAATCCTACTGCAGAAGAAGGTGCTATACTCAAACGTGAATGGTGGCAGCCTTGGGAGGAAGCTAGATTACCAGAACTTAAACACGTTATACAATCTTATGATACTGCTTTTTCAAAAAAAGAAACTGCTGACTATTCTGCAATTACTACATGGGGTGTGTTTACACCATTCGAGGATGAAAAACCTGCATTGATATTATTAGATGCTTTACGCGGTCGATATGATTTTCCAGAATTAAAAATGGTTGCTTTCGATCAATATAAATACTGGGACCCAGAAACGGTGATCGTGGAGAAGAAAGCTACAGGAGAACCACTGATACAGGAAATGAGAAAAATGGGAGTCCCAGTTGTAGATTTTGTTCCTGTAAAAGGCAAAGATAAAGTTACAAGAGCTCATGCGTGTGCACCGTTATTTGAATCTGGACAAGTATTCTATCCTGTTGATGAGAGATGGGCTGAAGAAGTCATCGAAGAATGTGCAGCTTTTCCGTACGGTGAGAATGACGACTACGTGGACAGCACCACACAAGCTGTGTTAAGATACAGAAAAGGTAATTTTGTCAGTTTGTTTTCTGATGAAAAAGATGAACCTAGTAACAGAAAAGAAAGACCGAGGTATTATTTTGACTAAAGTACCACCTAAAAAACCGTACACTAAAGATCAATTTTTTAAATCTACTGTTTTGCAATTAAAAGGAGCGTCTGGTGGAATGGATAAAAACTTTGTTTATAATAATATTGTTGAAAGAGGAAATAGATTAAGAAACCAAGGAGTTTCTAGAAAAGAAGTTATTGGTATTATTAAAAAAGCTAAAACAGCTCATGGTGATTGGTTAAGAAACACTAAAAAGCGTGAACTAAGACAGAGAATGAAATGATAGATCAAATACCAAAAATACCTGATGATGGTTACGTTCCTCCTAAAGAAGGTGTGGAGCAAGTTGCAGAACAAATAACACTCAACGACCTGCCACCGCCAGGCGCGATCTTACAACGTAAGTTAACTGAAAGAGAGATAATAGCTCTTAAAGGTTTTGGTAGTGACGGATTAAAATTATTAAATGAAATAGCTAAAGACATGCTACCAGGTATTGGTGAAGCAAGAGCAATGGCATATGCAAATGACGAGATAAGATTATTAAATCAAGCAGTAGAGGAAAGAGATGTGCCAGGAACTATTGTTCATGGTATCGGTGTTCCTTTGATGTCTGCTGGTACTTTACCATATTGGTTAGGCGGAGGTGTTATTGGAGGTACTGCAGCTTTCTTGATGAGAGATGTTATAGGTAAAGGATACAGAAGATTCACTTCAAGATTTAGAAAACCTTTACCAGAGGCAGTAAGTAATAATGCTTTTATGAGTAACGCTCAAGCATTCAACAGAACAGAAAACAATAGAATGATAAGACAAGCGTATGCAAATTGGCTTAGAGGATTACCAGAAAATAGAATTTCTAACAATCCCACAATGATTTCTAACAACTTAGAAGAGTTCAATAGAACAGTTAGAAATAACCCAGAAAGAATAAGGGAACTAATTCTTATTGACCCTCCCGAAACTTTAACACGTCAAACGAGAAGTGGAACACTTAAAACGTATGATGATGGTATTAACATTGAATTACAAAAACAATTATTAAAAAAAGAAAAACAAAGAGGTGAGCTTGTTGTAACACAAAAAGATTTACCTGCAAAAGTAACAGAGAAATTAAACTATGGTGAAATAGGAACTCCAAAAAGAACTGGTCTTGCAAAAACTGTAAGTGAGTTTCAAGGTTCAAGAGCCTTTGACGTATTATCTAAAGAAAACTTTAAAGGCATGAGCACTAAACAAATACAAGCAAGAATCATTAATTTAATTAGAACAGGTAAAATTCCAAAAGAAGAAATATTTGATGCGGGTATATTGAAGTTAGATGAAAATTTTAAACCAGTTGGTGGTGCATTAGGCAGTAAAGATTTACAGGATCTAAAAGGTACAGTTGATAAACAAGTTTTATTGAAGATGTTAAAAAACGCACCCTCGCAAAGATTATCTATAAACACATATGGTTCACTTTCAAAAGACGCAGACTTCTTTGATCTCTATGCCACAACAGATATTATCGGTGCAAACATCAAAGGTAACATTGATGCAATAATTTTTAAAACAACTAATACAGCTGATAGAAGAAGTTTAAGAGATGTAAGAAATACACTAGATGATTTGATGTATCAATCAGGAAGAATTGCAGAAGGCGGTAATGTTACTAACTTTGCATCCGATAGAATTATACAACAACTACAAGACATTATACCAGAACTAGATGTTACAACTCAACAAATGATGAGAGCTTATGTAAGTAACATACAAAAAATAAAACCCTACACAACAAAAGCAGGTACAAAATTTGATAAAAGGGAAGGTTATCCAATGCACCAATCTACAAGTACAGCAGGTGGTGCAGATTATAGAGAAAAAGTAATTTACTTAGATGAGCCAATACCTTTGAACAAAGGTAAAGGTGTTGCATCTTTTACATCACATTTTAAAGAAGGAAACCCAGTTGTACACATAAGATATAAAACAAGATACACTAAAAACGGCGATCCAGTATTTTCTGTTGAAGAAATACAATCAGATACACTACAACCATTCTATGATTCAGGCGGTAAAATAAAAAGAGAAGCTATGAATAATCCTTACGACAAAGGATTGCTTGAAGGTGTTATTAGAAAAAAAATGAGAGATTTAATTGAAGAACAAAGACCTTTGATTGAATTATCTAAAAAACAACCATTAAGTCCTTCTCAAGAAAAAATTTTACAAAAACTTCAAGATGACCAAAGTTTGTTAAATAAATATTTTGTAAAATCTGAAGCTATGGATGACGCCGCGCTCCAGAAAATAGGTAAAATTATTAAAGACGAAGTTAAAGAAGATTATTATCCTTACATGAGAAGTTATTATAAACTTGCATTAAGATCATTAATTGACGAAGCTGTTAGAGATGGAAGAAGAGGACTTACAATTGTACCAGTTGGTAAGGGCACTCACCACTCAAAAGACAAAGGTCATTATCTTTACTATGGAGATAACAAGGGCACAAAAATTAAAGCACTTGAATCTACCGCATTACCTCCTCCTGGCAAAAGAAAAACATCTGCAGAAGCAATCTATCCTGCAACTTTAAGACAAATAGCAAAAGAAATTGAAAAAGACTATGGAATAAAATTAAATCTTAAAACTCAAAAAATTTACAATACATCAGATGCATCGCCTTATGTCATTAGACGTGAGGGAAAAGATGGAGTTATTGCAGCAGCTTTTAAAAATAAAAAAAACAGAGACTACATGCTACAAAAATACAATAGCAAAGGCACTGCAAATTTTGTAGCTGATGATTTAACAACAGATGCGAGTAAAAGAAAAGAGGTATTTACTGGGTTTACATTAGAGATACCTGAAAATGCAGCTAAA